GAGGAGAATAATGGGCATAGCTAAACAGACGGAAGGTTTAAGGGGTAGAATAGAGGGACAGAGGCTTGAGCAGCAAAACATAGAGGTCTTACTAGCACTGGTGGAAACGGTTGCCAGCTCTATTCTTATTATGAGCGAAGGCTTGGCAATGGTTCAAAAAGAGTTGTTTGGCATTAAGGAAGTTATTAGGGGAAATTCTCTCAGTATTGAGGGTATCACACTTGGAATAGATACACTTAATGATACGCTAATGTCAAAAAATCTTTAAAATAAAAAGGAGATTGAATATGGTACAACATAAAATGAGAGTAGCGTACGTAAGTGGACCATATCGAGCACCTACAATCCGTCAAGTGGTACAAAACATTCGCGCTGCGGAGGAAATAGCTGTACAGCTATGGCAATTTGGATTTGCGGTTATTTGTCCACACACCAATACACAACTATTTGATGGTATTTTTGAAAGTGACTGTAAAACTCTAAATCCGGCAGACAAAACTAATGGCCAAAACTTTATTAATGGTGATATTGAAATGTTAAATCGTCTCATACCGGATTATGATCTAATAGTAATGGTCCCACGCTATTTAGAATCAGAAGGTGCAAGGCAAGAGTTAAAAGGTGCAATAGAAAGGGGGTTACTTGTACGTTACTGGACTCCTGGAGAGGGTAGGCTTAAATCTTTAAAGGAGTTGGGTAAAGATAGTATAACCGTAAATGTGACCACTGTTTATAATGTACGTACTGAGTAGGAGGTATCATGCACAAGAAGTGCCAGCTTTGTGATCTACATAAAGACTGTAAGAGAATGGTGAAGGGGAATGGTCCCTCGCCTGCTCCTGTCATGTTTGTCGCTGAAGCGCCTGGCGAATGGGAGGACAAGACAGGCATACCTTTACACCCGCGAGGGCGCTCCGGGGGCGAATTTGGACATAATTTAGACCGGATTCGGTTACCTCGTTCAAAAGTATTTGTAACTAATTTAGTAAAATGCCGCCCTAAGAATAACAAAAACCCCAAAGAGAATCAAATCGCGGTTTGTACTGCAGCTTACTTGTGGGAAGAGATAGATAAGTGTAACCCCCAGGTTATAGCGACGGTTGGAGCCTTCTCTACTCATTTCTTTCTAGGCAAGGTCGATATGGAGCGTGTTCATGGCGTACCTTTTGAAGTATACGTGGATGGTGTATACCGTATTATACTCCCGATTTATCACCCTGCGGCTGGTTTGAGAGATAGTAATATCATGTTAAGAATTAATTCTGATTTTGTCACGCTTGGTGAGGTCTTACGTAAACAGCGTACTCCACGGCATATTGATGACGCTTTTCCTGACCCTGTGTATTATGAGGTTACAGATGCAGATGTATGATGTAGATGTTATTAAAAGGTTTTGGGATAAAGTTAATATACAATTGTTTGGCGCTTGTTGGGAATGGAAAGCAGGTGTCGATAAAGATGGGTATGGACGGTTTTATTTACAAAGACGTTGGAAACCTGCGCATAGAGTTGCGTGGGAAATAACCCACAAAAGAGTGTTAACCAGTAAATTAGAGCATGTCTGTCACGAATGCGATAATCCACCCTGTTGTAATCCCCGCCACTTGTATTTAGGGGATAGTGATACAAACATTGGAGATAGAGTCCGAAGGGGTCGTTCAGCTAGGGGTGAAAAAAGTGGTGGATCTAAACTTACAACTAAAGAGGTATTGCTTATTAGAGAGTTAAGAGAAGTTGAAATGTTAACGTGTAAAGTCTTAATGAGTAGATTTGCAGCTAGTAAATCTGCAATAAATAAGGTTCTACGGAGAGCGACATGGACCCATATTTAAAGAGAGTCTTAGAAAGCGCTTTAATAGCTTTTGATACAGAAACAGTACAAGGTAAGTGTTGGACTGTTCAAGTTTCTATTGAGCCTGGAACTGCTATTGTAATACGTGCTACCCAAACTAAAGTTCTAAAACTAATAGCGGATCATGTAGCTAAACCGGGAGTAGTGGTAGCGTTACAAGGATCTCTTTTTGACGTAGCTGTTTTAAGACAAGTAGGAATTAACCCTGTTGAAATTGTGGATACTTTGATTATGGCTTATCTTCTTCAAACAGAACCTCAAGGTTTAAAAGATTTGTCTTTCCGTCATTGTGGTATGATAATGTCCAAGTATAAAGACATGGTGGGCGAGGCGACACGTAAAAAAGCTGTTGATTATCTTATTGTTAATCAAAGATAAAATTTTTTTTTATTGTTTTTTATTTGGAAAAATATAATCAAAAAAAAAAATATTTTTTTTTTTGATTATATTTTTCCAAATAAAAAACAATAAAAAAAAATTTTATCTTTGATTAACAATAAGATAATCAACAGCTTTTTTACGTGTCGCCTCGCCCACCATGTCTTTATACTTGGACATTATCATACCACAATGACGGAAAGACAAATCTTTTAAACCTTGAGGCTCCGTCTGAAGGAGGTAAGCCATAATCAAAGTATCCACAATTTCAACAGGGTTAATTCCTACTTGTCTTAAAACAGCTACGTCAAAAAGAGATCCTTGTAACGCTACCACTACTCCCGGTTTAGCTACATGATCCGCTATTAGTTTTAGAACTTTAGTTTGGGTAGCACGTATTACAATAGCAGTTCCAGGCTCAATAGAAACTTGAACAGTCCAACACTTACCTTGTACTGTTTCTGTATCAAAAGCTATTAAAGCGCTTTCTAAGACTCTCTTTAAATATGGGTCCATGTCGCTCTCCGTAGAACCTTATTTATTGCAGATTTACTAGCTGCAAATCTACTCATTAAGACTTTACACGTTAACATTTCAACTTCTCTTAACTCTCTAATAAGCAATACCTCTTTAGTTGTAAGTTTAGATCCACCACTTTTTTCACCCCTAGCTGAACGACCCCTTCGGACTCTATCTCCAATGTTTGTATCACTATCCCCTAAATACAAGTGGCGGGGATTACAACAGGGTGGATTATCGCATTCGTGACAGACATGCTCTAATTTACTGGTTAACACTCTTTTGTGGGTTATTTCCCACGCAACTCTATGCGCAGGTTTCCAACGTCTTTGTAAATAAAACCGTCCATACCCATCTTTATCGACACCTGCTTTCCATTCCCAACAAGCGCCAAACAATTGTATATTAACTTTATCCCAAAACCTTTTAATAACATCTACATCATACATCTGCATCTGTAACCTCATAATACACAGGGTCAGGAAAAGCGTCATCAATATGCCGTGGAGTACGCTGTTTACGTAAGACCTCACCAAGCGTGACAAAATCAGAATTAATTCTTAACATGATATTACTATCTCTCAAACCAGCCGCAGGGTGATAAATCGGGAGTATAATACGGTATACACCATCCACGTATACTTCAAAAGGTACGCCATGAACACGCTCCATATCGACCTTGCCTAGAAAGAAATGAGTAGAGAAGGCTCCAACCGTCGCTATAACCTGGGGGTTACACTTATCTATCTCTTCCCACAAGTAAGCTGCAGTACAAACCGCGATTTGATTCTCTTTGGGGTTTTTGTTATTCTTAGGGCGGCATTTTACTAAATTAGTTACAAATACTTTTGAACGAGGTAACCGAATCCGGTCTAAATTATGTCCAAATTCGCCCCCGGAGCGCCCTCGCGGGTGTAAAGGTATGCCTGTCTTGTCCTCCCATTCGCCAGGCGCTTCAGCGACAAACATGACAGGAGCAGGCGAGGGACCATTCCCCTTCACCATTCTCTTACAGTCTTTATGTAGATCACAAAGCTGGCACTTCTTGTGCATGATACCTCCTACTCAGTACGTACATTATAAACAGTGGTCACATTTACGGTTATACTATCTTTACCCAACTCCTTTAAAGATTTAAGCCTACCCTCTCCAGGAGTCCAGTAACGTACAAGTAACCCCCTTTCTATTGCACCTTTTAACTCTTGCCTTGCACCTTCTGATTCTAAATAGCGTGGGACCATTACTATTAGATCATAATCCGGTATGAGACGATTTAACATTTCAATATCACCATTAATAAAGTTTTGGCCATTAGTTTTGTCTGCCGGATTTAGAGTTTTACAGTCACTTTCAAAAATACCATCAAATAGTTGTGTATTGGTGTGTGGACAAATAACCGCAAATCCAAATTGCCATAGCTGTACAGCTATTTCCTCCGCAGCGCGAATGTTTTGTACCACTTGACGGATTGTAGGTGCTCGATATGGTCCACTTACGTACGCTACTCTCATTTTATGTTGTACCATATTCAATCTCCTTTTTATTTTAAAGATTTTTTGACATTAGCGTATCATTAAGTGTATCTATTCCAAGTGTGATACCCTCAATACTGAGAGAATTTCCCCTAATAACTTCCTTAATGCCAAACAACTCTTTTTGAACCATTGCCAAGCCTTCGCTCATAATAAGAATAGAGCTGGCAACCGTTTCCACCAGTGCTAGTAAGACCTCTATGTTTTGCTGCTCAAGCCTCTGTCCCTCTATTCTACCCCTTAAACCTTCCGTCTGTTTAGCTATGCCCATTATTCTCCTC